AATTGTTCTAAACACTTCCGAAAGAGATGGGTAAATATCTCCATGATCAAATATCTCATCTAAAGGTACACCAGCAGATGCTAATGCTGCATATGACTCATTCGTAACATCTTCCATTTCCTGATACACCACACAAAAGGCATACCATAGAAGATAGAAAGAAGTCTCATCAGAGAAATCCAACTTTCTCAACTTCTCTAAAATCTCATTACCACCTCTATTTCTTGGATTGCCTATCATGTTGGAAATGACATGTAACACGCTTATAGCACTTGTTACATCAGTCATACCAGTTGGAACCTCTATCTCATCCTCATCTTTCAACTTCTAATCCCATCAGCATAAGTAACGGCTTTAAAAGCCAGAGCTAAATCTTTATTACCATTATGTATATGATCATCCACCTTGTCGAAAGTTGACAACCAACTATCTACAGAATAGTGATCATGAATACGCTGCAAACCAACAAGTACCTTGATACTATCTTCACTCAAATCCCACTCTGGATTAGAGTTCTCAATAGCCTTCTGAACATCACCACCAGCATCAATGGTATCATTTTCAAAATTCTGATCATAGTATTCGTCACTAATAAGAAAACCTACAGCGCACTTCTTCCCATTGGCTTCAAAGTACTTATCGTGATAGTCAGGGCCATCTTGAATCCAATCACCACCACGATACCTACAAGCACCATTCATGTCATCAGAACGGCAATCTTGATTCAACATGCCATTTTTGACAAACTCATACGCTTCCATGTCATTTGCGATACTCATGATTCATCCTTCCTTTCTTCTGGCTCCGTATCCAAATCAGCAAGATAATCTTGATGTTCCATCTCGAGTTTAAACTGTCTCCAATCAGGATGTTCACTCATCCAATTACTCCTTGCTTTTGTCCATCTTTAATTAAAGTACAACCAGCATAGCCGGCTGCCCATTCATAAATAACTTCCCAACAATCACCAAGAAGCCAGCCTGAATAATAATGCTCACCATCATCATCATAAGCGTGCCATCTTTGAGAGCCAGGAGTATACTTATCAATCATCTTAGCATTATCAAGATTCGGCGCCCAACAAATACCTACAGCGCTATCTTTACCTTCTTCAAGATGATCTTTCTCAACAGTAAATCCAACCTCATTCTTACTCATGTCCAAACTCCCTTTCTGTTATCTCGAGAAAGTCTAACCTAGTAAACAACACTTCAAGTTCATCCTCATCAATATGATATTCCTCATTATCGTTACGTTCTGGATCAAACTCAGGATATGCTATTATCCCTTCTACATGAAGATCACGAATAATACAAAGCATGTTGATATATTTCTGTTTCAGTTCTTCTCCAACTTCGATAAGATACCTAAGGCTATCTTCATCAATAACTACATCATATTCCGAAGTATCACTCATAATGAATCGGTCCTTTCGGTGAAAACTCTGCTTCGCTATCTTCTATAACAAAGCTGTAATGTCCACCTTCATAGTTTACTGAATGCAACGGAAACCTGGGACAGGACTCAAACTCTATTTTCAAGTTTGCCAACTTATTCCTGGCCCTGACTTTGAATAAAAACTTATAACTAGCCATAGGTGTTTTGGTAGTAACCCACCAACCACCTTCTTCCGGACCACCATAAGATCTATCAAGTTCATAAACATTAGCATAGTGAGCCATTACGGCCTCCCTTGTCTATTATACTTTTTGACATAGTTCTTAGAATTAGGATTCCCAGAACGCTTACCTTTAGCATGGACTCCCTTTCTGCGAACCTTACTCCTACTTTTGAATGGAGAAAGACCCATCTTTTTAACTGCCATAACCATAAACCTCCACAGCGTATGTATACATCCTGCTCAATATTCCTTCTAAATTCTCAGGAATCCTGCCATCTATTTTCCGCAATCGCCGCAAAGCAGTAACCAAAGATTCTGTTTCACTCTTTGTCAATGCAACAATAACTGTAGAAGATGGAGAAGTCATCATTTCAGCCATACATCTCCCTCGCTTTCTCTTTTGCTTCTTCTTCTGCGTTCAAAATACCCACTTCCCTCAGGAAAGAAAGCTTTTCTTCTTCCTGCCTGCGATAGACAGCAAATATTCTATTTATCTCTTGTTCGCTATTCCATTCATCTCTAGATTCTTTGGAACGCTCCTGAATGGCGCACCAATCCAACAATGGGAAAGGCCTATAGTCTGGACTATGTTCATCATCGGAACGAATATCCATCCACAAATCATTCTCATACTCATTTACTGCTCTAGCAATCATATAATCCGGAGCCTTACAAAAAGACCTGAAAGACCACGCATATGAAAAAGTAGGCTTACTTGAATAGATAGTATCATAATTGGCTTCCCACACCTGAAGCCTTTCATTCTCATCCATTACCTTCCATATGTTCATTGCTGCCTTAATCGTATAACAATCAAAAACCAGACTGTTAACAACAGGACAGAAATGTCCTAGTTGATACGATTCAAAATACATATTGCATTCTTTGCAATGACTAACCCTCATCGCAATCATCTCCTTCATCGTCGGCAAATATAATAAGCCAGCACTCAGGATGAGTGCCACTAACAAGCATTTCTCTTGTCTCCTTTAACATTTCAGGAAACGCTTCCTGAACATAAGTACCAGCCTTCCATTGCTCATACCCATCTTTAGGTACAGTAACCACTGATGTTTTATTGCAATGAAAACATGGCATTGTTTCAACCTTAACTACATCATATGTAAACATATTATCCCTCAAAACTGGCGAAGTATCGCCGCTCTGCTGCTGCTTCTGCTTCACTATCCAACCATTCCTGGATCTCAGTATTAAGTTCATTGATCCATTCATTGGCACTTTCTTCACCATACACCCGGTAACGATCAATAACTCGCTGCCAATCCATAGCCCATGCTATTCCACCATTACAATTATATTCACATTCAACATCATACATATCACCATTCATGTATTCGTCCAAATCTTCTTTCCAATCGGGACCACCATGTTCTTGCCACCATTCAATAGAAGTACCATTAAATGATGGGTTAGCCATAGTTCCCTTACCACGACACCTAGTACACATTGACTTTCTAATGGGAATAATTAATGACTGATCATCGCACTCTAAATGAATCTCTTTATCATCAAAATGCCAATCAAGGGCTTTAGCCACAGAGATCTGTTTAGCAACAAACTCCTGTTCTGGCTGAAGCCAGATGCCCCTACTATCATTGATATACCAAATAGGGTTAGACTGATTATCAACTGTTACTGCAAGTTCATCAATTGTAAAACTCACAACAAATCTCCAATCTCAATCGGGTCATAATATGTCATAACAAAATCATACCAAACATTCCAATCAGGCGTCCCGCAAACAATCGGAAACACCTTCTTGTAAAACCAATCATGATATTCAAAAGACATACCAGTTATTTCTGGATTAGGGCCACTACTAGTATTGACAATCAAATGATACGCTGGCCCACCCGTACCAAAACAGATATCAAACGTCCTGCTTTGATCCAGACTTAAAACCAAACTCTCGAGCATATCATATGCCTCATCCTGATCCTCTTCATTCAATACTTCTATAACACTCTCGAGATGAGAATCATAAGAAGCCTTAGCCTCTGCTACCTTATCCCAATCTTTATCCATACCTGTCTTACTCCAAGCATTTAGGATAAACTGACTCACCGCCTGATGAGCCAGATCATCAGTTTCTATTTTGTTATTACAGCACTTCTCCAAAGGAGGAAATGCTTTTTGACGCCTCTCCATATTGTTCATATCAAATACCATCCACATCAAGCAACACTGTCAATGCAGGAATCAACTTATCTTCTGGAACGAACTTCCAAGTCTTTGAATCACCCACAAAGAAACGGCCAGTACCACCAGACTTATCCAACCACTCATCCAAACAAACATGAAGAAGTTCACGATAACTATCTTCCAAAATACCTGCTGGATTATGTTCAGGGGGGCACAAGTCTGAATGCACCAATCCAGATTCAGACTCATACTCAATCTCACCACAAACACTAGGATTCTTCATTATCATCACCTTCCTGAATAGGATTACTCAAGGGATCTGGCACTATTTCTAAATGCCTTCTTTCCTGGACTTTTTTCTGCCAATGCTCTTCTTTCAAATCATCATAAAACTGCTGCTTACTAGCACCAATCAAAGGAATAATAGCCTTAGGGTTTTCAAACTCCGAATACTCATCTGGCAGAGTTCCATTATTATCATAGTATTCCTGTACCAACTCATCTGGCAAAGAATCGAGAATCTCTTTCTTATTCTCCCTGAAATGCTTCAAAAACTTCTCTATCTCTAGATCTCTTTTAGCCTCTATAGACCAACGAGTTTGACCTAAGTCATCTAAACACTCAGAGAAACCCTCAATGATTTCATCAATCTCATATTCACCAGAGACCTCAATATTCAACGAGATCCTGTGAGATTCTAATCCTAAATCATTTACATGCCATGTACCCATTACTTTTCCCCCATCCACTTAGGAAGTTCTCTAATCTCGTTTACAGGAACCCATGCCATAGGTTTGCCATCATCATCACCAAGCAATACCCAATCTTTTGACCTGTTCAGCCTCAATGCCTGAAGGCCACGATTAACATGATTACGAGTACGACGAGTAGCGAATGGATTTGCTTCTACATGAATACCCATATTAACCTTCCTTATCACATTCAGGCTTACATTTATTCTCTGCCCAGTCGCCGGCATATTCACAACACCTCTTATCACCATGGTCACTATCAAAACCATGTCCTCCCTTTGCTTCCTTAGCAAAGGCTGGGATTTCATTACATAACCAAACACAACAATCATGGCAAAGGGTTACGTCTATCCCGCTTTCACCAGCAAAAGGCATAGTATCCCAAAAGCCACCATAATATCCTAGAGCATAGATATGTAAGCCATTACTGACTTGCCTATCAGTACCCTTTATTTCAGATTCAGGAAAAACCCTACCAATCTGACCTTCACAACGGTCACAAAAAGAGTGCTTATCCGAATCGTACACTTCTTCTCTATCACTCATTATTCTCTCTCCCGATTCTATCATCTTTGATTGAATGCTTCTGACTCTGTATCCACTGATCTCTAGTTGGGTATTTATCTCTAATAACTTTGTCTTCCCAACATCTCCGACAAAGATTACGAATACGAGCTGAAGTTACATTCGAATTACAATGTAAGCATTTACTACTCATGCCACTAACCCTTCTATGTAATCGAGTGTCTTACGCATTCCAACCTTTTTCGTTCTTGCTGTTTCAGTATGGCCACCCCTAGGAAGTTGTTCTTTATCAACACACGCATCAGCATTCAAATCATTACGCCAATGCCGTATAACTTCCTGTTCAATATCATATGCCTCTTGCCCTGTACCCATCTTCCAAGTCCAGACAAGGTAAAATCCATAACGAGCACTATCCTGGAGTCTTAGTACCATTTTATCTTCACCAGCAACTCCAATTTTTAGAGCATTCAAATCAGCATTCTTTAATAGATAAAGTCTCGCTGGCTTATCATAACTATATGAAGCATTACATGCCTTACATCCATTACCATTACTGACATTACTTAACGTAGGCGTCACAATGCCTCCACAACTATGTTGTGATTTCCAAGGTGTTCTAACATTAATATAAGGTTCCAATGGAGTAAACCCTTTCTCTTCCATTCTACTTACTGCTTCTTCTTCAGTAAGAGCATTTGGATGTTTCATAGTCTTTCTAGAACAAGGATAACACCCGATTCCTCCCCCTCTAATAGAAGATAATGTAGAACGTCTTTCTTCTCCACATTCCAAATGAATTGTTCTCCAAGGTTCCTTTAAAGAAAGATAAGGCTCTAATGGCTTATGCCCTGCTTCTTCCATCTCCTTAAAGGCTTGTTCTTGAGTTATTCTAGGATAGGAACCTGTACCTTTTTGACATTCACACTTAGCAGTACGACTTCCTTTTTTGATTGTTTGTATAAATGCTTGAGGAGTAATGTAATGTACTGCTCCACAATCATGCCTGCATTTCAAAGGAATGTGTACACCCTTGTATTCTTCTAAAGGCGTAAATCCCTCAGAAATAAACAAGAACTCTGCTCTTTTTTGATAAGCCTTCATTAGCCTATGCCTACCACAGGTACAATCTGTTTGACACTTACTCATCGTACCCCTCCTCATTCTCAATAGCCGTATCATTGATCACCTGTATCAGCTCTTTCTTATCACAGTAATGAATCATCAACAACTTACCAATACGCTTATCGGCAGCATCACGAAACTTTCTCGTACCATCTCTAGCACCAGTAACACAATGATCCAACTCATGAATCAATGTAGAAACCACACGCTCCATTTGCCGATCATCAATAAGACGTTGATTGACACAAATAATAGGCTCCCTATCATTCGACTCTATGTTCAATGCCTTACCGTCAATATGAGTATTATTCTTGTTCTCAGCCATAACCTTGACTCTGTAGTTCAAGATATTAACATCGTAACTGACAACCATATTCATGGCAAAGTCGAAGAACTTTAGATCATTACCCTTCAACGAAACAAAGGGCGTATCATATTCTTCTCCCAATACCTTGACAGCCATATGTTCATGAGCACCAGTACCATTTAATAAAGAGTACATAGCGGCAGATACCCTAACAGCATGTACGCCCTTTTCCTGAAAGGCCATCTCAATTTCATCCATATTGAGAACATCTTCCTGAACATAAGCAACCCTTTTACGACCCTTATCCATAACACTCGGCATTGACAAAAAACGCTCTGTAGCGGCTTTATGAAATTCTGCACCAAATCCTTCAGTTAAAGAATCTGGATCATAAAAACCTCCACTCCAAGCATAAGTAAACATCCATTCCCAATAGCCTCTGGCAACATTCGATGAAGAATAAGACTCTCTATCAAGAATGCTCTCAATCACTTCTTTGAAATCACCGGATGAATGTCTGTCATTGTCGGTAAACATTCTGGAAATCTCATACATCTCATTCACTGTGATGTCTTTTAGACGACGCTCTTCGTTTAGTTTAACATCGTCCAAATCATAATCAAATATCGAATACGCCTCAGAACCACCAAGTTCCGGCCCATAAACAAGGACGCCTTTATGGTAAATCCTGGTACCTTCCTTATAGTTAAGCTTTTCGAAGATCTTATTGCCTTTCTGATCTTCAAAGATAGGCTCACGATTCAACGAGAAATACTTATCAAAGTTCTCGATAAGTTCCAACAAAGGTTCTGTCGCTGTGAGATAGACACTGAACATTCCCTCCTCAGGAGGATCAATCTCATCAACAAGAGTAATGCCATAGCTAGCGCCAAACTCATAATGAGCATCCAAAGCGTTAGCAAAAGCCTCTCTGAAAATCTGGAAAGGATGATCCCAACCAAGTTCACCAGCACCCATTGAATAAGAAGACTCTTTAACTGTTGTATTACCATATTCATCTTCATAGACGAATTGAACAACATCAATCCCCTCATTATCAGCAACGACATACTTCATGATGTAACCACCATGCCTATCATTACCAACATTAATCCATTCCCATCCCTGCCTCAAAGCATAAATAGGAGCAAACTTAGTGCCGGAACCAAACTGACCAATAGTGTCATCATTATCTCGTTTGGTTGAAACACCAAGAAGTTCCAAGTGAAGCCTCGGAACCAAATCTGCTTCATTTGTTAGTTTGATATACTTTTGCATTTTCCCCTAACCTTCCCAGTTATCCATAACGAAGTTCCAGGTTTTATCTGAAACTTTATCCCTATGGAATGGATCAAATATTGAGCCACGAAGCATCTCCGCAACCCTCTGATTATCTTCTGTCAACAAATTGAAAAACACTTGACCAGCACGCCAAGCAACAACATCTGAATCATAGTTACGATGATTCGGATCCTGTTCACTTAGATGCTGAGTATAGCGTTCAACAAAGTCGAAGAAGTCAACTCCAACCTTATTCATATTAGCCACTCTCCCTTATTCTGTTAACCGCAACCATCAACATACTCCTAACAATTGCAGTTAAGTTTGCCATTTCTGACCGCATACTTGAACTATGATAGTTATTATCATCACAAGCAATACGCTGTGCGGAATGCTCAATCATACTCTCGAGAGAGTTTTCGATTGTTTTAGAAGAGGTCATAATCAATATCCTCAATCCCCCACTCTGCCGCAGCCTTTTCTATATCACTAGGTCCAGGATCAACTACACTGTTATCCCAATGCTCGAGTACCCCTTTAACATCACCCTCAATATCCAAACCATACTGAGCGTGAGTATTACTTTCATCATCATAACGATACTCTACAGAGATGTAAACACCATGATCATGATGATTTCTTTTGATCTCCAATACGCTCAATCCTGGCTCTTCACCATAATTCTTACGTATTTGAGCAATGAAACGCCTTGCCTCTTTAGTTGCACGAGGAATATAATCATCCTCGCCCATCTGAACACAAGGCTCAGCACATGGAGTAGTATCTCCAATATACATTGTGGTAATCATTACTTACCTGCTTTCACGTTTCGCTTAACTGGTTCGATTGAACCAATCTTAAACCAACGCTGACCCCTCTGCTCCCAAATAAGTCCAATATCAAACTCAGACTCTATTTGACATTTACGACAATGACAAAAACTCTTGCGAGGAGCAAGGTTAGCCTTTATCACATACTTATCTCTCCAGTTACCAACCATAATTAACCAATACCTCCATGTGTTGTTTGTAGTCTTTTCATTCGACGCTCAAAGGCTCTTTCTTCTTCTGCCTGTTCTTCTGCGGCGATCTTATGCCAACGGTCAAGCAGTTTCTTCTCCCGTTCCGTTAGTTCAAACTCTGTCTCCAAACCATGCTTTCTGCCATTAGCAGCACGATTTTGAAGAATACGAATATAAGCAGCATCACTAACAGGCAATGCTGAAACACGCTTTTTCTTTCGATAAGCCTTTACCTGACACGGTAAAATAACTTCACCGAAAGACTCGAAATCTGAATCTGAAATAGCAACAACTTTTACCTCATCAACATTGAGGCCGCTGCTGCTAATAACAATATCAGAGTCGTCAATAACTTTACCAAAGTCATTCATCACTTTTTCTCCTTAGTGTTGAGACTTGTAGAAGTAGAGTTCCCAGTCAATGCTCGACCAGAACCCTTACGCTTAGGCGAACGCATTACTCTTACAGAATAATCCGTGCCATCAGGATAAAACTTCTCACAACCATTAGCATGAGCGAGAAGTCTAAAGATTGACTCAGCGTCAATCTTGATATCTTTATCAGTAACAGCAACGCACTTTGTGTCGTAACCATTACCCATAGATATTATCTTTACAATGCGGCCATAATCGACCCCATCTTTTCGGATAATATTACCAATAAGTGTTCGCGCCTTTGCTAATCTTTTAGGAATAACAAAAGCCGCACAATAATCAGAAGGATCATCAAAGCGAATATCTTCGCCTTGATCTTTATTCTTATTATTACCGCTATTACCAGTCATAAGATTTAGTTCCTTTCGGTTAAGACTTTCTGCTAACGGAATAAGTAACTATATCATAGTTGACTCGCAGGGTCAAGTGTTATGACCTACAGGTTTCCAAATTTATTTGATCGCATAATCGACCCCTCGAGAGCCAGGATTGGCCCCCAAAGTTAACGGTATCAGCAGCCGGCTAAGAATAAAAGCATGAGCTGCAGCTCGAGCTGCGACAGGAACTAAAAGCAGCCGGCGGGGCCGGCTATTAAGACTATTCCTGGATCCAGCTATTAAGGCTAAGCCTGGGGCCGGCACTAAAAGCATAACTTCCCACAGGAACTAAAAGCAAAAATTAATTGCGGGGGCGAGACTTGAGGCGAATGGAAACGGAATTGAATACGCATAAAACTAAAAGTTAAAAGTAAACCGCCCTATCCTTTATACCTATCCGTTATATTGAGTATATGTATTCCCACGACATCACTCCCAGCAGATGTCGCATAAGGACATCACATAAAAGCTAAATATAAAAACCAAAACAGGGACACAATTAGTCTTATTGCCATCACAAGTTGAGTGCATATTTTTGAGCCTTACTCCCTGTATCTGCTTTTAGTCTTATCATCTAGAAATACTTTTAACCCTGCTCTATATGGGACACAAAAAATCCCCGCCGCTCGCCCGACGGGGATCTTTTGCGACTCCTAATTATTACTACTTGTCAGACTTGTCGGCCTGAACAGTAGTCTTAGGAACCTTAGGAGCCTTAGCCCTGAAAGCGAGAGTTTCGTTTTCAGCGCTGAACCTGACCTCAACGTTAATACCCAACTTCTTTGCTTGGGTACGAATACGCTGCTGCCAAGAGTTGTAATTGTCCTTAGGAACTCCCGCCAATTCAAAGGCTTCGTAGTTATTGGCAATAGACGCCTTCAAAGCATCACGCACCATAACTACTTCCTCAGTCTGACGACCACTCCTAGTCAAAATAGGGAAATCTTCAATCTTGCTAATGCTAACCATAATAATCGTTATCACTTCCTCCCTCATATGACATGAAGGATTGCTTTCAGGAACCAACACCGTAGCACACCCACACACCCACACAGTGTCAATCAACCCATGTTTTTTGAACCATAGCACATGACCCTGCTGAACCTCTTGCTTACCCTACATAAAATACCCTCACCGCCAGGCCCCTGCTTGCAGCGGCCAGCAAAACTGTTTACTTTGAGAGTCAATTTTAATGTATGCTAAATAAGGTCTAACCAATTCATAATATCTTCTGGAATTACATTATCGCTTTCAAATTTATCAGAGGTTAAATCTTTCTTGACACGAACTTCAGCTTCATCATATTCACTTTCAAATTCTTCGTGAGAAAAAGCATCAAACTCTATCTCTATTTCTTGATCAATCCTAATATTCTGAATGGCCTGAAATACAGCGCCAGCAACAGAGTCTGCTAAATCTTTTGATCCAGACGTTGGGTGATCAATTTTAATTCCATTCAACAACTTAAGCTTTAATAGTTCATCTTCAACAAGTATCTCATTCCAATACCCTCGCAACCTCTTGTCATAGATAGAAGTCATTAAGGTATCATAATCTGTTTTCTTAACACTATGAAAGTCTGCATTGATACCCATACCTCTCAATGACTGAATCATCTCCACAGATTGCCATTGATCGAAACTAACAATACCTACACTAAACCGCCGGCATAAATCAACAATTAAAGCTCTAATGCTACTAAAGTTTATTTCAGCGCCAGGGGCAGCAGACCATGATTTCACTAAATCAACATTTAATACAGGTAAACTTTCTACCCCTAAACCTGTATTAATATTTTTAAGTCCTGGGCAATGCACCATAGACAAGGCTGCACGATCTCGTTTTAATGCTAAGTCAACATGAATGAACCTTGTATAATTATCAGAGCCATTGAACCATTTCTTATACGATCCGTCTTCATCAAGAGGATCTTCAGCAACATTAAATGCGTTTCTTACTAGATCAGCATCTCTAAAGAATGCATCTTCCATGTGTGGCGGTTCACATTCAAACCTTGCTCTAGCCTCTACAGGGTTCCTAATGTACTCTGATTCTAATTGATGCCTTTCAATAGTGGGATTAACCTCCCACGTAGCCGCTTTAATAGCCCATGTTTTTGGTTCGTTCTTTTCAATGGAACTATCATATCTCTGCTGAATGAAGTCACCCTTATACCTTGGGAACGACAACAAAATACACTTACCGATCTCAGGGAATCGAGACATTACAGACAACTTGCTCATATTGTAAATAGCAGAAGCGGAACCCTTAGATCTGACGTCACCCTTCAATTCATTGTCCGTTTTGAACGCAGCGATCTCATCTAAGATAATAGTCATAACCTCATACCCCTCCCAACCTTCTGACTCAGAGTGACCAGAAAAACATCGAATTGGGCGACTGAAGAAGAAAATCTCTGATACCCTAGGTTCAAATCCCTGCTCATTGAACCATGGCGACGAGAGAAGCAAGTTCTTAAAAGGTTCAAAGAATACTCTTTGAGCCTGTTGAGCGTTAACAGCTAGATTTAGAAGATCAATATATATGCCAGTGGCTTTACCATAATATCCCAAAGGGTCTCTTAAGCAATGCAACAAGTAAACAGTATAGGCGAGAGCAATTCTCGCACAATGGTCTTTACCGGATCCCTTACCAAGCTGACAAATAACCTCGTTTTGAGTATACCGATCATAAATACGTTGGCCTTCTTCCTCACCATGAAGCTGAATAAGAGTAGGCAATTTAAATATCTGCGTGCTCATCTTAATAATCTCCGTTTGAATCTCAGACAAGTTTGGGAGACCAAGGTATCTTCTATCACCAACAAATACATCAATAGGAACAGGATACTCATCAAGATCCTCATGCCTCAAAAGTTTTTCCAAAGAATCCAATTCTACATTCAATCCGAAGATATCAGACATGTTTGGCTCTTAATACGAAATGACCTTTATATAGAGACCATTTAGTTCCCCGCGTTACTGATATACAGAAATGACCTTTATATAGAGGCCATTTAGTTCCCCGCGTCATCGACCTCAATAGCCTCAGCAGTAATGTACGGTGCATTTTCATCAGGACTTTCCATCAACTCAAATGCAAGAGCCAACTCTGATCTAACCTCTTCTGCTATATCAGGATGTTGAGAAATAGTATCTCTCAAGATCTTAGATAGAATCTGATTAACAGATTCTGCACGCTGCATTCTTGCCACATACTCAACATCAGCATTGTTGCCGCCCAACAGGTGATGCAATTGCGCTTTCTTTGCCGCCATCTCTCCTGCAAGCTTCAATGCCTGCACTCTAGCAGAGATCATTCCATGATCAGTAGCGATAGTGACTGTTTCCCAAGCCTCCTTGGAAACTTCATCAAATTCATCTAAAGCTTTTAAAGTATTATACTGAACCTTTTCTAAGAAATAAGGGTCTTCCTGAGTGCGCCTGTTCAAAACCTCTTTATAATCAGTAACATGCTTACGCGCCCTCTTAGGCGTAATGCTCATTACAGTAGCGATTTCCGAAATCTTATAACCCTTAATATACATTAAACCAGCCTCTTCAATATCGTCAAGTTCATTGACAATAGAAGGTAACTGGCTTTCTTGAACTACTTCTATCTCTGTACTCATACAAGCCTATGTGCCGACTGACCGATACCCAGCCGACACATAGGCGCCTCCTGTAGTTTTAAATCGTGCTCCCGCACTCCACACAAGTCTCATCGTGTGTAAACATTGCCCCTCCACCAATCTCACAAAGGAGATCGCGGTACTCCTGATTAATACTATAATCATGAGTGCCGACAAAGGTAAAGAGGTTAACTATATCATACATTGTTTCTACCCGACCATCAGGGACAGTATTCAAATAGCGCTCATCAGTCAAATACCTAATGAGCAGTTCCCTAATCTTGTTAGGAAGCTTATGCTGCATACAAAGATTACGAATAGCAGCCTCTGCATTCTTAATCTTATCCTTCTGCATAGCAAGCAACCCTTCAACCATTTGCTGAACCTGAACTACAGCAAGCGATGAAAACTCTCTAGCCTGATCTAAAACACCAGCAGTAGAATAGCCTTCAACTCTAAACTTGCGACTCTCAACATTGACAGATGCGCCATTATCACAAACCAACCTGTTCAGGAAAGACTTGAAAATCGGATGCTTCTTCCAACTATCATCAAACGACATTTCAACACCACCAAACAGTACAGACCCACCGGGATCCTCAAATGTCAACTCTGGTGAACGTAACTGAATGTTAAACTTTCCACCACTCAACTGCCAACGATGCACAAACGGCTCTGCACCATTAAAGCTACCCACAATGGCTGACAGAAGATCATCGTGACGCACATACGGCATGTCTGGACGCATAAATGACCTAACTAAGTTGTCCTGATCCACAAGAGCGTTGTACGGTCGTCTAGCGCCCTCTGAGAGGAAGTAGTTGATAGTGTAGTCAGCCAACTCATCCGGCATCCTTTCACCATACTTAGTGGGCACATCTAACATATCGCAAAGCTGATTGTAGCTTGTATTTGTTAACCCAATCGTGTCGTTAGAATCAGTTTCCACCGTGTTAGTTTTCGCATCATACTTAGACCTTCCCAAATCCATTTCGATATGAGAAGTATTACCAGCAACCGCACTCAGACTATTCATTAAGTCATTGAGTTCGATTGCGCCTGATGGGAATTCCCATGTTGCCATTTTTTCCTCCTTGGCTTCTTGATGTCTCCATTATACCACGTTTATTTGCCACCTATGGGGATTTCATGGAAATTTTTCTTATTTATATTGTATCACAAAATAGTTCCATGAGCGTCATTCTCGATCAAAGACAACGGTGATACTTTAATAAACTCCACCTTAGATTGCATCTCTGAGATACTATACGAGCCACAATACGAAATGGCGCTACGCAATCCGTTAATTATTGCAGATACAACTTCAAAAGCAGCACCCTTGTATGGAACGTACCCTTCTGCACCCTCCACATACTTCGACCCCGCCCCGCCAGACGCCATGCCGCGATATGACTTAACACGCTGGCCACGAACAGTCCTTACAACACCGGGTGCTTCATCTGTGCCAGCCAACATGCTACCAAGCATCACAGCATCAGCACCTGCGGCAATAGCCTTAGCCACATCCCCGGGTGTTTTCACACCACCATCAGCAATAACAGATAGACCCAAGAAATCTGCCCTCTCTGCACACTCCATTATGCAAGATAATTGAGGAACTCCAACACCAGTGTTAATGCGAGTCAGACACGCTGCGCCGGGGCCAATGCCAACCTTAACAGAGTGCGCACCCGCATTCGCCATTCTCTCAACCCCATCAGGTGTTGCAACATTACCGCCAACAATGCAAGTCTCATTTCCGTACCTTTCCGCTATTGATCTTAAACCCTCAACAGCCTTCAAAGCATGAAGGGAATCGCCATGAGCAATATCTAAAACAAAAACATCAACACCCTCATCCAGATAACGATTAAATGGAGCATCATCGTACTCATTAACCCCCACCGCAACGGCAGACAACAAACCCAACTCAGTCAATCTTCTGACATTATGAATCCTAGTGGCATGTGGAAGATTTCTATGAACCACACCGAGACCACCGAATTCAGCCATGGACTTAGCCATATTGTATTCACAAACCGTATCCATATTTGAAGCAATAATAGGAATACCCAACTTAATCCAAGAATTAAGGCTAGTTGACACATCCACAGTAGACCTACTTCTCACCTCGGAATACAATGGCTTAATCAACACATCGTCATAACTGAAATACTCTTTCATTCTAAACTCCCAACATCTAGCATTTCATCAATAGTTTTATCTAAATAATTGCCTATCATTGTTTCCACTAAAACCCATGGAACTACAACCCTATCAGTTTTATCATCGTCATTTGGATCCTTGAAATATACAATGATACCATTCTCATCACACCTAGGGCACTCACTCATCAATCTTATTTTCCCTATATAAAGCAAGCGCAATAATAGCATACGCTGCAAGGTCTATTAGAGAATCCTCTACTCCTTCATTTTTCAAATCACTACCCATAGCGGCAGCCTTTAATCTGACAACCTTATCGCCGGCACGAACCATAGCCCCTACCCACGGCTGCACACCCCAATCCATAGACTGCCTAATGTTAAGGAATATATCATCCTCTACACCGTAATCGGCACCCTTTTTCTTATGCAAATCTCCAATTTCCTTTAATATTTTCAGGAACTCTGGATGACCTTCATTCATTTACACATTCCTCTCGCTCTAGTTTACCTTCCTTATTCACAACCATTCCTCTCAGTTTAGCTTCTGTCTCAATAATATCATCTTTAAAACCGTGCAACCTCGTAAACGTTGACTGATAATTAAACCACCCTTCGTAACCAGACCACATCTTATCCTCAGTTTGCTGATACAACTCTCGCATCTGAACCTCATCCAACAAGAAACTCAGCACACCAAGAGGCATATAAACTACAACATCATAATCAGTATTATTGCCATTATCTTCTGCATATCTCTTTAAAATCAATTGAAACTCCTGAACGGAGTCCTCTACACTTTTGCCTGCAAAATGCTCAATAGCGCCATAATCATTACGCCTTCTAGGACAGTCAGCATCAACATCAGTAATTGTTCCATAGGCACGACAAACTAAAGGTCGATAACCATAAATAGTGCAACCATCATTCCAAAATGCACAATGCAAATCAGTAGTCTGCTCATCAGCATCCCAAGACTTATCATACATACGATCAGTTAAAGCTTCGACCCTATCGTTCATCCAAGCATCAGCTAATTCCTGACCCTCATTTTCCATCCTGAGGTAATACTCTTGCCTCATCCTAAACGCAATATAGGCGCATTCGGCTAGATGTAGTTTTAAACCAATCTTACAACATCTGCCTGAATTAATGCACCTAAATTCAGTCTCATTATGTTTAGCCTGAAATACTCTGATCTTGTTATAGGCCATATCCAACCTATTAAAAACAACAAGATCATTGGGATGTATCTCCCTATTTGTCATCTACCTATCTTCTTTCTTCTCGCTTTAATAGCTTTCTGTCTCTCTCGCCGCATACGCTCAACTTTTTCCTGCATGGGAGATTTAGGCCTTCTCTGAGAGATGCCCTTAAGAACTCTACCCTTGCCTTTGAACTTAAGCAAATCATATTTTTTACACCAATTATATAACGCCTGTGGAGTAACCTCAATGTTATGTGTCTGCTTAAGCACTTTACAAATATCAGTCAGCTTCATACGCTTCTTGACATAATGCTCGTACAGCCACCCCTTATCTTTATAAGGCTCCATCTTAGCCATAGAAGACTACTCCCCTAAAGCTTTCAACGCATCTGCAAACGTACCAGTTTTGGTCACAATCGCGGCCCAAACACTAATGCTCGCTTCAGAAGAAGTAGGCATGTCATTAGCAACAAAACCATGATCCTGCTCTAGCGAAACCCTAATCTTTGCCACAACTTCAGGTGGCAAGGTATCAGGAATCACTTCAGCCTGCACTGGCGGAGCCTTTTTAAAAGACGGCCTTCCAGACGAATAACTCTTAGCCTCCTTAACAGGCTCAGAAATATCGCTTGTATCGTTATCTGTATCACTCATGTTGTCCTCCTTTTTTGAATACGACATATTTTACCACGCCGCGATGATAGATCAGGCGATCCCTTCAAGATTTTTTTCAATTTCTTTTTGGCATCCCCATGTAGCGATACCGATAGCATCAATCTCATCACCATCATACCTGTCTACATCGAGAAGGTCTTGATGAATCCTTTCCGCTAAAAGTCGCCTAACTCTATATTTTCTTTCATATGAAGCCTTTTTCTTGGCTTCTTTCTCCCCCATGGTTTGAGACCATGCGAGAATATCTTTCTTTGTCACTCTATTATACCCTATTTGCGTCTTCCAGACCAAAGGCGAAGCCTCCACGATTGGAACCTTATGCAACGCTGCCGTAGCCATTGCCGCCCCCACAATGTAAGATAGATCCCTTGATGTTTGATAATTCTGAATATATACTGTTTGCTCGATATAAGCAACGTCAGGCAATGTAGTCTTAATTATATCAGGCAAGGCATCAACCACCCCTTTAATCTTGATACCCATACCTTGCCCCTTAACTAGTTCAACTTTGCCATAGTCTAAAAGCTCAATATCGCCGTTAACCTGCATCTGGCATAAGCCGTAGGCCAAAGAATGTGTAGCGGGATCTATGCCTAAAATTTTCATATCTTTAAGACGATTCAACACTCTCATATTTCATACTCACGACGAAGCTTTCTCTCATTCCAACCCCATCCAACGAGCCTTTTAATAAATCTTTCTCTTTTGCAACTCTCACAAATATCTTCTGCATTGTATCTAGATAGCACCGTATTGCATATATTAGTTTCACATACCCTGCGGGAAGTTAAACGAGCCTTCTTGTCGTAATACCTTTGAAGAACTTTTCTATTTGTAATAATTTTACGACATTCTGCACCGCAATATATGGCATTGTATACCTTTGGCATAAACTCAGCCTTGCAGTCAAGATTAGCGCAAATTCTAGAGCTTGACACTTTCTTCATTGTCACCCCAACAAAATGCTTTCGCATCACAATTTTGACATTTAGGAGACGTAATCTTATATGGTCTCACAGGTAGCTTATCGTCCAAAAAGGCATCATACCATTTAGTCCACTTCTTAAACAACTTGTCAATATAGACATCATCTCGCTTCATGTAGATAGGCAATATCTGCTGATTGTTCTTATTCTCATATATAACAAAACCATCATCCAGATCCAAACATCTCATATAAACCTGAGCCTGCCTGATATGATCATCCTTAGGCTTGTTATGCAACTGCCTATAATGAAAACCCTCCTGAGAGATAGACTTGAGTTCAATCAACTTTCGCCCATCCCACTCTATAATACCATCAGCAGTGCCCCTAATAGGTGGATCCTTGTATTCTAAAGGAATCTCTTCCTCTAAGAGGATACCCATACCTCTAAAGTAATCATACAACCTGTCATGAACAGCATGACCATTGCCAAAAATTCTATACGTATGACCAGTAAAAGTCGGCTCAATAGCCACACCCCTGAACAGATACACCCAATATCTAGGACATTGATTTGTGTAACTTGGATGGAAGCCGTCTACACGCTTAAAATCATTCTGATTCTCAGCAACGAGATAATCATCCATTGCCTTAACTAACTTTTCCTCTAAAGAAACTTCTATATTGTCCTCAGAGACAACAGGCATCTTAAGTCTTTGTAAAGATTTCACGTAGCGTTCCTAGCTAGAAGCTTAAGAGTGTTAATATTTTCCTCAAGCGCTTCATGTAAAGTATACCATATATCTTTGGTAATTTTGTCTTCATTTGACATAATTGTTGAATTCCTCTTATATGCTTGTGCTTTTACAATCACCTTAGTCCTGTACGCAGCCAAAATGGCAGCAGTCTTTGCAGCCTGCATACCAATATACCTGCCCGGGTTTTCTATAATATCGTCAACAAGGCGCATGACTTCAACGAATTCCTCAGCCTTGTCGCCCATAGCGTATCTAATCTGCTCCATTGACAATATAAC